CTGGATTGATGAACCAGGCAGGGTTCACGAAACGCACCTTGGCGTCCTCGATCACGCGCATCGCTTTGTTCAAGTCGGCGGTGACGTTGGCGACGTTGCGCGTCGCGTTCGCCGTGTACTTGTTTGCGGCCAACACCTGCGAGGCGATGCCACGAGGGGAGTAGGCGGTGCCGATGCCACGAAGCAAGGCAGCGTCGACGACGACGGCGGCGTTGTTCGACAGGTCATCGCGAACGATGGAGTCGATGGCGGGGTTGCTGTCACGCAGAAGCTCGTTGCTGATGGGCGTCAGCACGGACAGCTTCTTGAGGTCGAGGCGACGCTGACCGAAGGTCTGCTCCGACTTGCTGACGTTCTGCGACTCGCCGCCCCACGTCGCCGTCGCACCGGCAGTCACCTTGGGGACCGTCAGCGAACCGGACGGAACGGGAATGCGGCGGGGACCAGCGGCGAGAAACGGAGCCGCATTGTAAAGCAGCTGGATGTAGTCCTCGCTGATGGCTTGCGGGACGAAGGCACCACCGCCAGCCATGGTCGACTCGCCGAGGGCACGAGTGATGATCTCGTCGGCACCTGCACGCTTGGCGAGACGGTAGGCGGCATCGGCGTTGCCGCCAGCACGCATGAGCCATCCCATGAAGCCAGCGGTGATGAGGCCGGACTTGCCGACGGTGCTGCGCTGACCGGCACGAGCCATGTCGCCAGGCTTCAGCTCGAAGGCCTTCGAGGATGGGATGTCCCGTTCCTCGCGAGCCTTCTCTTCGTTGGCCTTCATCGCATCGGCGACGCTCTTGCCGACTTGTTCGGCGATGATGGCCATGAGGTCGGCCTTGGTAGGAGCAGCACCGTTGCCGGACTTGACGGCGGGAGCACCGCCAGCGGCACCGCCACCTTCAACGTCGGCAGCCTGTGCGACGAACCGCTGGCCAAAGAGTTTGGGGGCAAAGCCGCCGCCGATGGCGGCGACGGCGGGTGCGAGGGCGATCATCGAACGGGACATGGGTTCCTCGGTTCAGTCGGGCAGTCGCCCGGTGTGGGCCGTGAGCGCGGAGGCCACAGCGGCCTTCGTCACATGATCGACGAAGGAGCGCAGCTCATCCGCCGAAGCGAACTCAGGGTGCCAGCCCTTTGATGCGATGGGAAGGCTTGCATCAACGGATGGCTCCATCGGGTCTTCCATAGGGTCTTCCATCGGGGCTTCGTCCTCGCCTTCCATCGGCGCGACAAAGTCTGAAGCGGGACCGGTCCGCCCGCAGTCGGGACACATCAAGTCGGGCACTTCATCTTCGCCAGGCAGCACGATCTCGATCTCGACGCCGTCGTCGCTCTTTGTGTTTCGCATCTCGACGACGATGGTCGACCGCTGGCCGAGCTTCGCCATGCGTTCGATTGTGGCCCGTGGGATCGACAGGGTGCGGCCACCTTCACCGGCAAGGCATCGTTCGGCCCACTCGCGGACAGCGGCGGCGTCACCAGCGGGAATGCCTTTGGCGTCGAGGAGTGCTTCTTGGTTGGCGGGGATCGGCACAGCCGAAAGTTCAAGCAGCTTGGACTTGAGGAAGTTGATGGGCGGGAACCAGTCGTCACCATCGCCACGGTCCTTCGCGACCTCGATGTCGACCGGCATGAAGCCGACAGAACAAGCGGGAAGGAAGCCACCTTTGACCATCCGTCCCACGGTGGCGCCGAACGGATAGGTCGCCTCGGGAGCGAACTTGAACGTGCCACGCAGAGACTTGCCAGCGGTGACGGCGAGTGCCTTGCCGATCGGCAGTGACCCGGCATCGTGGCCAAACAGGAACACGGGGTTCGCCGCGTAGTCGCGGAGGTCCCATGCTTCGGGACCCTGGCTGATCTTGTCGCCGGGTCGGTCGATGGCGTCAGTGCTCATGGTGTAGGTGGCGATCGTGTCCTCAGGTTCGGCGGTGTCCATCGCCTTTTCGATGGATGCCTCGTCGGCGTTGATGCCGACGAGCATCGCCTTCAGCACGTCGATGTTCGAACGCTTGGCGTCGACAACGAGCACCGCTGGCGGCGTCACTAGTGGGGTCATCGCGATGCCAGTGTCCTTGACGTTGGCGGCGTCTTCCTTGCGGGCGGACTTCCAAGCCTTGAGAGTGAGCAGCTTCATTGGGTCGATCTCCTGTTGCGGTCGGTTACTTCAAGGCAGCGAGTGCGGCCTGTTCCTGCGAGCGAAAGCCTGCGCTGATGGCGCGAGCGTAGCGGGCTTCCCACGCGACTGCCTTGGCATCGAGAGCACGCCAGACAGTGATGCGCTCATCCTCTGTCATCCTCGATGTCAGCACGAGCCCGCTCTTGCGTGCATTGATGATGGCGGCGGCCTCGACGTCGTCCTCGATCATGGTCGGCGCGATGGCACAGCGACAGCTGATGTCCTCGCCTGCAATGCCAAACCCGCCCGGGTACATGGTCCGCGCACCAGCGTGCTGGCCCGAGACCAACTCGAACGGCTTGTCGAGGTCGCGCTGCTGCCCGTCCATCGTCAGGTGTGAATCACGAGCGCGGCCATCGTGCGTCGACAGCCACTCGTTCTGAAGCACAATGCCGCTCTGTGTCATCGCCTCCTTCGATGCGAACATCGACGAGCGGCGAACCTCCGTCTCGGCGATCATGTCGCTGCGCTCGACCTCGGCACGGGTGAACACTCGACGGACAGCGGCAGCACCTTCCTCGTCGTCGCCTCCACTGGCCTCGACCTCCTGCAACGCGATGGCCAGTTCGTCCTTCGTCGTCTGACCGACGAGTCTGCCGAGACGGTCAGCGGCATACTCGCGAAGGAACGTGGCGACGTCAGGTGCGTTCATGTCGAAGTCGCTTGCGTAGCCGATGGCCTTCATCGTGTCGTTGCCCCACGTCGTCATCAGCGAACGAAGCACGGGTTCGGCTCGACCCCACATGGCACCCTCGTCGACGGAGTCGAGGATGGCCTTGATCTTCGCCTTGCTGATCGACTTGCGCACCGGCTTGGTTGGAGCAGACAACGCAAGCCGTGCCTGTTGCATGGCCGAGGTGTTGCCAGCTTGCACTTCGGCAGGAAGCGCCGTCGCACCATCCGAGGCACCTGTCCCGAGGAACATGTTCGGGTCGACGTACATGCCGGTCGATCGCTCGTTGCCCCAATCGCCAAGAGCAGGAGGGAGCTTCAGCTTCTCGCGGATCTCGTTGTTCGTCAGGACGCCAGCGGAGAGGTGGTACCCATAGATCGGTGGAGCCTGAAGCGACGTCAGATCGGTGACATAGATCTGCCCTGGAGGCATGATGTAGCCCTCGCCTTGCTTGTTCGGCAGCGGGTCCATGTCAGCAAGCGAGCGGATCTCGTCGACGGTGAAAACGTTCGAGAACGCCTGCATGATCGAACGTCGGTACTCGCGGTCGCCGGGAACTGGCGACGTGTATTCGAGGATGAGTCGTTCATCGAACCGCTCGACCAGCTTGTTCTGCAACTCGCTTCGCCACAGCTCGCAGCGAGGAACGATGACGTCGTTGGCGAAGATGAAGTGCGCCGACTCCGACGTCGCCCGGTTGCTGTTGTCGATGATGCCGATCTTCTCTGGCGGCACACCGAACACTTGGATGATGCTGTTGCGCTCGAAGGTTCGGATCTCAAGCAGCGCCATGTCTTTGAAGCTGGTGTCGAGGCGCTTGACGTCGAGCTTCGCTCCGGTCCAGTGGGTGCGGTAGGCCTTTTGGAATCCACGGTTGGCGTTGTCCCATGTGCGCTTCGCCTGTTCGAGTGCAGGCTTGTGGGCACCCTCCATGCTGATGAGCATGTCGGGCATGCCCTTGTTGTGGAACCACGTCGAGACGTGCTTGGCAGCGAACTCGTCGACGTCGACTTCATCGGCAAGGGACATGCCGACACCGACGCCGCGACCGTATGGGTTCGCCGGGTTCGGATCTCGGATGTGGATCATGTTCGTGATCGGGATCTGGTGCGACGTGTTGTCGATGTCGACCTTGTAGAACGGGGCTTGGTCGGTCGGCAGATCCTTGACCCACGTCGGAGGGATCGGCCACATGCGGATCGGCATCCCGGCTGGATTGGTGTCCAGGACGATGAACGTCTCACCGAGCAAGTCGACGTGGACTTGGCAGACTTGCCTCATCGTTCGACCGCTCATGATAGGGTTCGGCTTCTTGAGCAGCACGGACAGCGGGTGCTTGTGCAGCGCCTCAAGCTCGCCAGTCGAGACGGCCCGTCGAACAAGGGCTGGACGCACGAGTGGGGTCGCCCGCTTGATGGCGTCGTTGTGTACGTACTTCGACGAACCATCGGCAGCGACTGAGGTCGGCGCATACACGGTCCACTCGACCGAGGCGAAGGAGCTTGCGATCTTGTGGGTGACGGCCCGGAGCCAGGGCGACGTCCTGAACAGGCCAAGGATCTCGGC